ACTGTTACTTCTTTACCTATTAATTTAGATATGTTAGTTAATAAATCTTTTAAATTCTGAGGATTAGAGCCTTTATCTACAAATGGTCTAGGCTTAACTCCTTTTTTACCTATTGACCTTGCTACTATAAAAGCAAATTGCTTTGCTGCTTTTTTGAATGGTAGCTTTTTAACTTTTCTTTTAGTAAACCCTTTCTTTTGATTATATTCGATTGTCATATCGTATATAATATTTGCAGGGTTTATTCCGTTTTTAGCTTGCCACTTTTCGCCTAAAGCTTTTGTTGGTGGCATTTTACCTTTCTTTCTGCCATTCTCAATATAGTACCAATAATCTTTGTTAGCGTAAATGTTTAAATAAACTCTGCCAGCTCCATAAACCACACCGCCTTTAAACTCTATGTCGGGTGGGTTTGGATTACCCCTGCCACCTTTCTTAAGAGCATCAAATAAAGATACCTCTAAATCCTTTGCCCATTGTTCGGTAAAGTCATTAAGTAACTTATCTATTTCTTCGTTGACGTTCAAGTTCTTCAGCTTCCATTTTATTCTTATCCTTAAGATAAGCTAGTTCGTTTAATAATCTTATTACGCTCCACTCATGCACATCATCTTCTGTTATTCTATTGGCTTGTGCCACCTCTTTAACTATGTGAACCCATCCCCAAAAATCGACAAACCTTTCTCTCTCAGTTCTGTTTCTATCTCTTTGTTGATCGTCTTCATCGCTTCCACCCCCTCCAAATAATCCAAGGTATTTAGATTCCAATTCGCCAATACTTCTAAGCAAAAAAAAACACTTGGTTGTGCTATCGACATTGGAGCGTTTAGAAACTTATCGGCTACCTCAGCGTGTTTGTTACCATCGTATTTGAATGATAAGTATTGAGCAGGCTCATAAGTCAAGGCGCAAAGTTCGTGTAGTTTATTAGGAAAGTAGTCGGGCTGCTCCATTAATGTTTTAATGGTAATGTAACGAGCCACGTTTATATCGTTTACCGAACGTGAAGCCTTGTAAAAGTTACCACCTTGCCATGTAATTAACTTAGGTTGTGGTTTGTACTTAACAGATTTTAATAAACCGCAAGCATAAGACTTAAATGATACTTTAGGCTGGATGGGTTTGGTAAGGAATGAAAGGCTTTTAACTAAGTATTTGTAATGCTTTAAATCTAAGTTCTCAACTTCGTCATAGGTTTTGCCGGTAAAGAATGAAATAATACGTGACCAGTCTATTTCGCCTTGTAGGTGAGGATAGATGGTTTGGTATTGTTCAATCGTTACTTTATTCCAATTAAAAGGTATTGTCATATACCTATTAAATACTAAAAAAGTTGATTTGTTTTAGGCAAATGAATATCTGCCTGAGCCTTTATTTATCTTATTAAGAGCAACATATCTAATCGCATCAATAGTGTGATTGTTAAAATCAACGGGTATATTTTTACCATCTATCCATTTATAAGATCTAAACTCTTTTATGGTATAAGTTGACGTTCGGGTTATGTTAATCTTAAATTGCTTTAAAGTATCTATTGAATTACGGATTGAGTCTGGTCCTTTGTTAGCCCCTTGAATATTAAAACCTGCCCTTGTTAAGTCCTCAATACTTTTAGGCTCAGCACTATCAGCAACTATTGGCATGGCACGTGTTACACCTAACCTTGTTAATTCGTTTGCAATATCGCTATTTGTTAATCCTGTGCGATATAACAGCTCGTCTATGTATATCTCACTATTGTATCTAAATACTTTTATAACCGTTGTAGGGTCATTAGTAAAGCCAAAGTCCATACCTATTCCAAGTAACTCAGCACCCAAAGGAATGTTATCTACAATATCAAAGTTTCTAAAGACTAAGCCCTCTATTTTTCCAGTCATGCCACGAGCATAAACTTTGAATAGTTCCATATCTTTAAAACGCAAGCCCTCTATTTTATCACGTATCTTTTGAGCAACAAATGGATTGTGCCGGTGGTCGGATATGAATAACTTTACGCCATCCGTACCTATTAGATTTTCATGCACCCAGAACTCAGCATTGGGATTGTAGTCGATATAAACTTGTTTACGGGTACGCATATACAATTCGTTAAATATATCGTATGTTATACCCTGTGCTTCGTTTATGAATAGGTAATCCCTTTTACCTGACTTAGCGTTCTGTGATGTTTCATAGCTTTTAAACTCCATTACAGAGCCATTAGCAAATTGAAAGATACGGTCTGTTCTATTGTAGTCTGCTATCTTATGCCTAAGTTGTTCGCTATTGTTGTAGATATCTAAGGCATCACGTAAAGCACCAGCTTTTAAGTTGGGTATTGATTCACCAACAACTGTGATAACTATTGGAGATTGAATGGCTTTAGTGAATAGGACTTGAAGGATTGAATATGTTTTTCCTTTAAAGGTTTAGTCCCCTACCGATTAAGATAGAGGACTAAACCCCTGATGAGCTGCCTCCTTGGTTCACCAAAACATCTTCTGTTGCGAAATAATTCGCCTCATACAAGCACGAAGTTTTAAACATTATTCCAAATATTTCTACGTTTATTAACTATATCTTTTACGTGAGCCTCACTTATTCCGTATTTTTCAGCTATTCCTTTTCTGTTATAATATCTGCCACTTTTAGTAATTAAAGCTAACGCTCTTATCTCTGCTACTTGACACCATGTTAATTTAGAATTACCATTTAAAGAACCTTTTTTAGGTTTAAGTAAGTTATTCTTATAGGCGTGTTTAATGTTTTCTGATTTGGTACACCACTCTAAATTATCTATTGAGTTATTTGTTTTATCACAGTCTATGTGGTTAACTTCCATATAACCAAAATCTATTGGCTTAAAAGTTTCCGCTACTAATCTGTGAACTGGTCTTGTTATTAATTTACCGTTAAAAGAAACGGCACACTTTAAATAACCATCACTTTGTAAAGCTGGTTTTAAAACTTTGCTTACCCTAGTATAAGTCTTTCCGTTTGACTTCATTATTACTTTATGAGTACTTCTAATGTTTCCTAAATTAGAAGCCTCATACTCATTATTAAATCTTGTTATTCCTTTCCAAATTTCCATAATCAAATATACGTTTTATTTGTTTATGTTACACCTTTGTTAATAAGTTTTTTGCAAAGTAATTGGCTTCATATAGGCATGATGTTTTAAACACACTTAAATAAAACGGGATAACATTTTCTTTGAACGCCATTAACTACAGTAACCCAATCCCCAGATTCATTAGTATAAGCACCTAACCATCCAATTGGTATTTCTCCGTTTGGTAGTTTTTCTTTAGTTATAACTATTCCCATCCAAGGCTCGTAATGCTTAATTTTTTTCCACATAACTAATCGTTTATAAATTTAGATTCAAAAAACTTACTAAAATCTACATCATCTAGTAAATCTTCTAATGACATTTCCTTTAATAACCCAGCCTGATCATTGGGTAAAAAAGTTATCTCTAAAAAAAACTTAGGTGTTTCTAATTCGTAAACAAACATTTCATCATGATAACACGAAAATGTTAATACATTATTTCCAACCGCTGGAAGTAACGCTAAGTAAGCTGATTCTTTATTCATATTTTTTAATCTAAACTAATATCCTTTTCATTACTACTAAGTGGCGCATCGCTTTTAATTATCTCAACTGTTGTATTTAGGTTTGTATTCTCATTCTTAGCCTCAACCTTATCAGTCATGCCTAATTTATTCTTTGCATAGAATATTCCTTTACCCTCATTAGCTACAATATCAACGGCTAAAGAACAAAATAAATCGTCTATCTTTTTTATAGTGTTACTTTTTTGCTCACAATCGCCTTTTAACCACTCGTAATAAGTCTTCCTAGCAATTGTATCACCCAAGTTCATTGGAAGCCATATATTTAAAAAGAACGCTATTGTAGGTATATGCCTTTCCTTTTGGTTAACTATCTTTCCGCTACCTGTTGCCACTTCTTTAGAATGGTTTAAACATACCTCAACATATTGTTGGGCGTAATTAGGTAGGCTTGTTATAAATTCTTCGCTCTTTGCCATTCTGTTTGGTGTTCGTAAATATCCTGCATTAGTTTTTAGGTTTGATAAACATATCTAAATAAGTTTTACTGCTTATTATTTTAACGTCTCCAATTAATTTAACATTACCAGTTAAACTTACTTTTTTTCTTTTTTTAGATTCTGTTCTAGGAAAAAAGAATCTATATAACGATTTTCTCATCTTAATTCAAACATACAATTATCTCACCAAGTATATGTGAGTTTGCTACATCACAAGGTAGCG